GGAGAGAATAGTGTATTTAGAAAAGAACCATTTACATTCTCAAAAGAAAATGAAATACTTGAAGTAGTTATTAATGGTAAACCAGCAAAAGAATTAGAAGAACTAAAGACATACACTAGTGTAGAAGATTTACTTAAGCTAGATCAACTAGAAGTAGAGGAACTATTAGCAGAAGTAACAATGTCTACTGGTTCTATAGAAGAATTAACTAGTATGTTACAAATCTTCCATGATTACTTAGTAGCATTTACTAAGAAACATCCAGAAGTAAACTATAGTTTAAAAGCTTCAAGAGTAAATCCTGAAGATAATACAAAACACTATTTAAAAATTACAGTTTCAAAATAATGACAGTCACAAAGATATTTCCAGATTATGATTTAATAGAATTTGAAGATTGTATTGAAATAAATGCTTTAATAAGAAAGAAGGGAGAAGACAACTTATACCATCTGGGGCAAATAAGAATGCAAGATACTAATAAGTCTGATAAAGGAAAATTAGATTTGATAAAACAATTTATTTATGAATGCTATAGGTTTATTATAGCCTCTAATGTTGATAAACAATATCCTGTAAAAGATGAGAATTTTCCTCATATAGTAAATGAATATAGATTCTGGTGTCCAATAGATGAAAATCAACAGTCAGAAATAATACGCTTAAAAGAATTATAATGCAATTAGAACTTGAAGTAGAGTTAAGAAGAATAGCTAAAGAAAACAAGTTACCAGAAGAAGTAGTTAATCAAATATTTAATTACCAATTCAAGTTCCTGCAAACAAGTATTAAAGAAGATAATACTAAGACTGTCATGTTACCTAGATTTGGTAAATTCTGTTTATCAGAAGGTAAATTAAAAAAAATCAATGAGCATAATGCAAAAAAGGGATTATAAGAAACTAGAGTTTGAACCTTATAGAGGTCCTTCAGGTGAAGTTATAGAAGGTAAAAATACTGTACTTAAACTTTATGAAGATAGAATGGACTACAGAATGAAGTTCAACGCTTTAACTTATTTTAGTAAATTCGATGATGATGAAGAACAATTATCAGATTATGTAGATCACTTTGAAGAAGGTGCAATAGTAAAAGAAGCAATAACTGCAGTTACAAAGAAGCTAGAACCAATCTTAACTACAGTAGATAAATATGGTAAAGATACAGAACCAGTAAAGAAAGTAAAACATGTGGTCTTAATAGAAGCAGGAGCATTAGAATATGCTTTCTATATGGAACGTAAAGAAGATTGGGATAGAATATATAAAGAAGTATACAATTGGAAATTTAATATAAAAGATGAATAACACGTTAGACTATACTCCAATAGGGAGAGATGTAATATGGAAGATTAAAGAGAAGACTGATTCAGGTTTAGTATTACCGGATTCAGTAACATTAGCAGAAGAAGGAGCAGTAAGAATTTTAGCAGTTGGTGGAGACGTTAAAGTTGTTAAACCAGGAGATAAAGTATTATTAAGAGGAGGAGCAAGACCTACCTTATTAATATTAAATAGAGAGAAGTATGCACAAGCATCAGAAGGAGAATGTTTAGGAGTAGTTGGTGAAGATGTAGATACTACAATACCAGAAGATGTATTTACTCCACCTCCAGCAAGTTCAATTACTAAATAATGAGTAAAAAGAAAGAAGAACTATCAGCTAATGAATTACTAATGGTAAAAGAAGTAGCTGATAGCTTTAACAAACTAAATAAGAAACTACAAATAGCATTCATAGATAAACTAACAGAACAATGTCAACAAAAGAAGATCTCCAAGAAAAAATAATTAAGTTACTAGAAGATAAAGTAAGTAAATTAGAATTAGAACTATTTAGAGAAAGAACAAATAACGAGATTGTACCATTTAATATACAACCTCTACAAACTTATTGTTCTGAAAAAATAGAAATGCAAAAACACTCATGAATTTATTTACAATAGAGGGACAAAATCCAACCATAACTGCTGAAGGTTTATTAATACCGGAATATAGAGCATTATGGGATTCAGATAAATCTAAAGATAAACGAATTGCAATTAACAAATTAGCATACGTATACTACTCTGCAGATTATAAATCAATATATTTATCCTTTACTAAGGAACTCAGAGAGGAACGTTTAGGAGAAGATTTTATGCAAGATCCTAAATATAAACCAGATGGACTAATACTTGCAGGTATAGCTAAATACGAACAATTACAGAAAACTCCTACAATGAACTTCTTGAAAGCAGCAAGACATGCTATGCAAGAAACTGAGAACTACTTTCTTAATATAGATTATTCAGAAAGAGATGTAAAAGGTAATGCTGTTTACAAAGGTACTGAAGTAACTAAAATGCTAAAAGATTGTGCTGGTATAAAGGATGCATTAGATAAGCTAGAAGAAGCAGTTAAGAAAGAATTAACTAACGAAGGTACAGCTAGAGGCGGTGGAGTAGGTGGTATGTATGAGTATGGTATGGGCGATGAAGATGAAGATTAATTATGTTTAAGAACACACACTTATTTCAAGAAGCAGCTACTAACTTTGTAAAGAATGGGGGTAAATATACACTACATATTCCCGGTACTAAAGCTTATAAAGAGTTTTGGAGACAGGAAAAACTACGTTGTAAAAAAGGATATGAAGTAGATGGAGTAAGAATAACTGGTTATCATTATTACTATTTAAACTATTCTCCAATTCTAAAAACTGAAGTAGTAAAAGAAGCTACAGAAGAAGGAAGACAAAGTAAAGCTGAGCGTATAGAAGGTTTCCCAGACTTCTGGGATATGGATTGGGAGTTCTTCCAGTATGTAGAAGAAGCAGAAGATAATGGACAACATGCTATTTTAGGTGGATCCAGGGGTAAGGGTAAATCTCTTAAAGCTGCATCTATGTGTGTTAGAAACTATTTCTTTTATAAGAAATCTAAATCATATTGTTTTGCATCTAAAGAAGAATACTTAATTAAAGATGGTATTATAGCTAAAGCATGGGAGTTAATGGACTTTATAGATTCACATACTCCATTTGCTAAAAGAAGACAAGAGAAGAACAGTGATGTTCATAGAAAGTCTTCTACATTAATTAAGAATGAATTTGGTGTACAAACTACACATCCAAAATCCTGGAAGTCAGAGATTATTGGAGTTACTACTGGAGATAATATAAACAAACTTAGAGGTAAGAGGGGTAAGATAATTATTCTTGAAGAGGGAGGTTCTTATCCAAATCTTAATAAAGGTTGGGGTATACTTAGACCATCTATGGAAGATGGAGATAGAACCTTCGGATTAATACTAGCTATTGGAACTGGTGGTGAAGAAGGAGTAAGTTGGGAAGGATTCGAAGAATTGTTTCTAAACCCAGAAGCATATAATATAAGAAGTGTTCCAAATATATGGGATGAAGGAATGGAAAATACACGATGTGGATTCTTCTTTCCTGCAGATTGTAATTATTCTGGAGCAATGGATAAAGATGGTAATTCTGATAGAGAAAAAGCCAGAAGATTAATTGAAGCTGATAGAAAGAAAGTTGCAGGAGGTAATGATCCTCATGCATTAACTAGAAGAAAGGCTGAGTTACCTTTATGTCCAAGAGAGATGATGATGCGTATTAGTGGAACTAAGTTTCCTATTGCTGATATCCAAGCTCACTTAGCTCAAGTAGAAGGACATCCTGAAAAATATAAACAAGCAGACTTTATTGGTAGATTACATATTAGTCCTTCTGGATTAATAGAATGGAAGCCAGATGATAAAGTAGAACCAATATATACTTTCCCACATAAGGATAATAAGAACATGCCTGGAGGATTGATTATCTGGGAACATCCTTTTGCTAATAATGCAGGAGAAACTCCTTATGGAATGTATATAGCTGGTATAGATAGCTATGACCATGATGAGTCTCAAACAACATCTTTAGGTTCTATATGGGTAATGAATACTCTAAACGAAAGATTAGTAGCAGAGTATACAGGAAGACCATCTTCAAAAGAATTTTATGAAGTTTGTAGACGTTTATTAATGTACTACAATGCAATAGGTAACCCAGAAAATCATAACAAAGGTATCTTAGAATATTTTGACAGTATGTATTCTAGCCATTTATTCTGTGATCAATTAAGAATTGTTAAAGATATAAACCAGAATTCAAAAGTAGATAGGAAGAAGGGTACTGCTCCTAATGATCAGATTAACGCTTATGCTAGAACAGAGTTAGCTGAATGGTTAATGAAACCAGCAATAGGAGATGAGAATGGACTATTAAATCTACATAAAATAAGATCTATTCCATTACTAAAAGAAATGCAATTATGGAATATAGATGGTAACTTTGATAGAATATCTGCATTAGGTATGTTAATGCTATTAAAAAACGAAAGAGCTAAACTTAATTTAGAACTTGAGACAGATACAAAACAATTATCTAATGACCCATTTTGGGAAAAGCATTATAAAAAAAGCTATAGAAAACTAGAAAACTTTTCTATAAAAAGAGGTTAATATTAAATAATTTTATTTATATTTGTAAATTAACGCAAAATAATGGATTTTTTTTCACATAAACCAATGCCTTCTCAAAAGAAGACAACTGCTCAAAAGGTTGCTAAAGATTTTGAATGGGCTAAAGATTCAATGGATTCTTTGTTTAGTATGATTCTATTTCAGAACCAAGGACTAAGACAAAGCCGTATAAACAAAAAGATTAATTACGATCTCTATAATGGTATTCTAGATAAGAATGACATGGAGAGAATATGTAATCCTCACAAATTAGAAGGAGCTACATTTCCTGCTGATGTTAAACATTATCCTCTTATTAATCCTAAGGTAAATACACTTAGAGGAGAAGAGACAAAAAGAAGGTTTGACTGGAGAGTTGTAGTAATTAATCCAGATGCTATTTCAGAAAAACAAGAAGAACAAAAAAAACAATTTATAGATTTTATTAATAAACATATTCAGTCTGAAGGTTATTCTGAAGAAGAAGCTAATAAAGAATTAGAAAAACTTCAACAGTATTTAAAATATGATTTTAGAAATCTTAAAGAATTAAAAGCTACAAGATTATTAACTTATTATACTAAATATCTAGATACTAAAACGCTATTCAACAAAGGTTGGGAAGATGCTATCATAGCAGGAGAAGAAATCTATTGTGTAGAAGAAGTATGTGGAGAACCAAGAGTAAGAAAGTGTAACCCGCTTAATACTTACTTTTTAACTTATCCTGATTCTAATTACATAGAAGATTGTGATGCTATTCTTGAAGAAGGATATGTACCACTTGGAGATATATTAGATGATTTCTACGATGAGTTAGAAGATAAAGATATAACATTTTTAGAAACAAGAGGAAAAAGTACACAATCAACAGCATCTACTGATATTAATTATGCAACCAATATGATATTTTCTGATCCAGAACTATCTAATGGAGGTTTAATAGATACTAACATGATTGGTTTAGGACATTATGGTGGTGCATTTGATACACACGGTAATGTAAGAAAAGTTAAGATTAAATGGAGGTCAATGAGGCCTATATTAGTTCTACATTACTTTGATGAAGAAGGTAATGAACAAGAAAGAGATGTAGATGAAAACTACATCCCTGATGAAGCAAATGGAGAATGGACTAATAAAATATGGATTGGAGAATGGTGGGAAGGTTATAAAATTGCTAATCATCTTTATAAGAAGATAGGACCAGCCAAAGTTCAATTTAGAAAATTAGACAATAAGTCTTATTGTGCTTCTGGTTACATAGGTTCCTTATATAACACTAACTCAAATAGAGTTCAGTCTTTATTTGATTTAATGAAACCATATAACTATCAATATGATGCTTATATGTACAGAACTGAAATGGCCTTTATAAAAGCTAAAGGTAGAATTGGTGAATTGGATATAGCTAATGTTCCAGAAGGATGGTCTATTGAACAATGGATTTACTATGCTGAAATAATAGGATGGGCTGTTAAAGATAGCTTTAAAGAAAGTAAAAAAGGAGTATCTACTGGTAAATTAGCTGGTAATATGAATAGTAGTTCTAATGTATTAAACTTAGAACTTGGTAACTATATACAACAACATATTGATATGTTAGAATATATAGAAAGACAATTAGATAAAATATCTGGAATAGCTGAACAAAGACAAGGACAAGTAGAAGCTTCAGCAGGATTAGGAACTACTCAACAAGCAGTAGAAGCTTCAAGAACAATAACTGAACCTTGGTTTGCTGTCCATGATAATATTAAAGTAAGAGTATTAGCTGCTTTATTAGAAACAGCTAAATATTGTTTAAAAGGTAAATCTAAAAAAATTCAATATATATTAGATGATACTTCACAAATTATTGATGAAATAGACGGTGATTTAATTAATGATGCAGAATTTGGTATTTTAGTAACTAACTCTTCAGCAGATACAGACTTAATGAAGTTACTTAAAGATCTAGCTCATGCAGGAATTCAAAATGATAAGATATCATTTAGTGAGCTTATTGATATTCATATGTCTGAATCTATATCTCAAGTTAGACAACAAATTAAACAAGCAGAAGAAAAAAGAATTCAATTACAACAACAAGCAGAAAAAACTCAACAAGAGCATGAACAAATGCTTATGCAAATGGAAATTGAAAATAGAGAAGATATTCAAGCCCATGAATCAGAAATAGAACAAGCTAAACTAGAGGTAGAAACTTATAAAATAGATACAGAAGCTAGTACTAAAATAGCAGTAGCTCAAATAAATGTATATTCAAGACAAGAGGAAATAGATAAAGATGGAGATGGAATTCCAGATCCTATAGAAATCGGTAAGCTTGCATTAGATAGACATGATATTGAATCTAAAGCTTTCTTAGAACAGCAAAAACTATTTCATGAAAAAGACAAACATAAAAAAGAAGTAGCTCTTAAAGAAAAAGAGCTAACAGATAAAAAAGAAATAGAAAATAAGAAAATAAAAGCTATTGAAGTACAAAATAAGTCTCAGGAATTAATGCAAGATAAAGAACTTAAATTTAAAGATAAAGAAATTAAATTTAAAGAAAAAGAACTTAAATCAAAACAAATACTAGAACAATTAAAAATTAGAGCTGCAAAAGCTAAAGCAAGTCAAGCAGTTAAGAAATCAACTACTAAAAAAATAAAATAATGTCATACCAATCAAAACAAATCCAATCTTTTAATGGAGAAGAATTAATAGAATTAAAACAGGGAGTTGGAAGATTTAATATGTTTACTAAATTATCAGCATTAATAGAATATTTTAGAGAACAATTAGGTATTTCTTCAAGCACAGAAACTATTACTGTATCAGTACAAGAAGAAGTCTATGCATCAGTAGGTACTAGTATTCCAGCAACTGATAATGGAGTATTGGGTATAACAGTAGCTATAGCAGCAGTAGATGCTTCTGGTAATACAACAAGCTTAGCAAGTGCTCCACAACAAAATTTTAATAATATTAGTTTAGATTATAATGATGTATTTGCTGAATTCACTTATAATCTTTCGGAAATACCAGAAGATACTGTTAATTTATTAGTGTATATAGTAGTAGTTAATACTGTAGATGGTTCTCAGCATACATATATAGCAAAGGCAAATTACGGTAAAGGAAATCAATTAATAAATATATTTATTAAAAAAGTAGAAGTATAATCAATGGGATATCAATTAAAACAAATTCAAGAATTTAATGGTTTAGAAGAACTAGAGTTAAAGCAAGGAAAAGGTAGATTTAACCTATTCACAAATTTAAATAATTTATGGGAAAATTTTTTTAGAAGTAAGGTAGAAGAAAATACTGGTTCATACACAAAATTAGTAGGAAAAATTGATAGTGCTCTACAAACTTTAGAAATATTTGAAAATACTACTGGTAAAAATTGGACTATAGAAAATATAACTACTGGAAATGTAGAGCTAACAGCTGATAGCACATTTGATCAAACATCAGCAATATTGCTTTTAGGTGGATGTGCTGTTCCAGGTTCTTATGTATATGGTTGTAATGACCCTAACTATGTAATAATTCAATTTTTAGATGCTTCAGGTATAACATATAAAGATATGGTAGTACACTTTGAACTAAGATTATATTAAAATGATACCAAAGCAATTTTATATATTTGGACAACTTATAAAAGTATTTTATAAAAGAACATTACATATAACTAAAAATGCAATTGGTATATATAACCCTTCTAAAAATACTATAGAATTACAGCAGTCTACAAAAAAATATGAAATAAATAATTCTAATATAGAACAATCATTTTGTCATGAACTAGTACATGCGTGGCTAGATAAAATAAATAGGCAAGAATTGTACAAAGATGAGATATTAGTAGATAACTTAGGCAGCTGTTTACATCAATTCATAAAAGAAAATTATACTCTAAAATAAAAAGAGCTATAGAAAATATAAAAATTCTAATTGAAGAAATTAGGAAATATAAATAATAATACATAATTTTACACTTTAATTACAAATGAACAAAAATATATTTGACGGTTTAGACAGTGTTTTGTCTAAAGGACCAGACGGAGAACTTTTAATTGATACTGATGTTGACTATTCCAAAATAGATCTTAATGAGATTAAAAAGGACGAAGAAGACAAAAAAGACAATGAAAAGGATGAAAAAATCAAAAACGATAAAAATCTAATTGATATTCCAGAAGACAATAAAGACGAACCTGAAACAGTAAGCGTCTTTAAAACTTTAGCAACAGTTCTTAAAGAAGAGGGAGTATTTCAAACTATAGATATTGAAAAGTTTGAAGGTAAACCTGAAGAATTAATTGCTGGGATCCAAGCAGAGATAAAAGATGGTATTGAAGGATACAAAGAATCTATCCCAGAATCAATTAAAAAAATAATCGAAAATTACGAAGAAGGGGTTCCTTTAGATGAATTAATAGGTATTCAGTCTGAACAAATGAGATTTGATAATCTTGATGAGAATACTATTAAGGAAGACGTAGAATTACAAAAGAATTTAGTAGCCTATCATTTATCTCAAACAACTAAATGGTCAGAAGCTAAAATTCAAAAAGAAGTAGAAAGATTAGCTGATATAGAAGAGTTAGAAGCAGAAGCTTTTGACGCACATAAAGAATTAAAGAAATTAGCTGTACAAGCAGAAAAAGAGTTAATTGCTAAAGCAAAGATTGACGAAGCTAAAAGACTAAAAGATGCTAAAGACACTAACGATAAAATAGAAAAAACAGTTACAGATATTACAGAGATTATACCTGGGATTAAAGTAACAGAGAAAGAAAAACAAGGACTATTAAAATCACTTACTAAACCAGTTGCTTTTGATGAAAACAACAAACCAATTAGTAAAGTAATGCAAAAAAGAAAAGAAGATCCAGTTAAATTTGAGTTAATGTTAAATTACTTTATTGATAAAGGATTTTTCGATAGTAAATTTGATACTATTTTAACTAAAGCAAAAAGCGATTCTTTAAAACAATTAGAAGAACAAGCTAAAACTGTAATAACAAAAGTAGGTAAATCAATTAATTCTAATTCTACAGGCGCAAGCTTGCTTGAAGCATATAAATCAACAAAAAATAAAAACTAAAATAATTAATAAAAATGGCAAAAATTAGTCAATTTCAAATGTATGAGTCAACCAATTGGTCAGGGCTTACTACAGACAATCACTTAGGAGCTTTGTTTCAAATACAACCACAAATGGCTTCTGAACTTTTAACAAGAATTTATAATACAAATTTCGGAATGGATTTGGATACATATCTTAACCAATTTCCAGCATTGTATTTAGATACTGATGATGATTTCCAATGGAAATTACAAGGTGCTGGAGCTAAGAATATTCCTTTGATTGAAGCAAGAATCAATGGTACAGCAATTGTATCAACTGATAAATGCGGTCTTGGAGCATCTAGATTTGAGTTGGTATTTGCTGAACAATATTTTACTGATGTAAACTTATTGGTTGGTGAGAAAAACGAATTATATCCAATGCAAGTAGTTGCTGATCCAATACCTGATGGTAACAACTGGGTATATACAGTAGAACTTCGTACTGGAGATTCTGAATTGTTTGTTCCTTTTGAAGAACTTCAAAATGGTAAACGATTCTCTAAAGACTTCTCTCCTGTTGGAGCAACGATGTCTAAAAAAGGTGGTGGAGTACATTATGTATCTCCATTCAAAATGCAGAACTCTTTCACTCAAATTAGAATGGAAGATACTCGTCCTGGTAACATGATTAACAGACCTGTACAGTTCTCATTTATGGGTGAAGATGGTAAAATACATACTACTTGGACACAGTATGCTGATTACGAGTTTGAAGCACAATTTAGAATGGAGAAAAATAGAGCATTGATGTTTGCTACTCCAAATAAAACATCACAAGGTACTTACTTGAATAAAGATAGAGGTGGATATGCTTCTAGACAAGGTGCTGGTATTAGAGCTCAAATGGCTCCATCCAACATTAGCTACTACAATACTTTTAACATTAAATGGTTAACTGAACAATTGTTAGGTTTATCAGTAGGTAAATTATCACAAGATAAACGTAAGTTTGTTTTAAGAACAGGTGAATGGGGAATGTACCAATTCTCAGCAGCTCTTGAAAACTATGCTTCATTATATACTCCATTGTTTGATACAAATAGAGTTTATAGAGGTAAAGGAAATGCAATGGGCTTTAGAGGACAGTTCCTTGAATATATGGGACCAAATGGAATTGAGGTAACTCTGAGCCACGAACCTATGTATGATGATCCAGAAAGAAATAAAGTTTACCATCCAAATGGTGGTTTAGCTGAATCTTACAGATATGACATCTTAGATGTTGGTACTTCTGACGGAGAAGCAAACATTAGAAAAGTATACCAAAGAGGAGCTGAAGACATCATGGGTTACATCCCAGGTTTGAGAAACCCTTTCTCTCCAGATGGTAAAATGTCAGTAATGGCACACTCAACTGATGGATATCAAATTCACAGAATGGCTGTATTGGGAGCTATGATTAAAAACCCAATGAACTGTATGCAAATTATACCAAATATCTTGGCGTAATAAAATAAAAGAAACATTCTAGAAGACTAAAAACTTCTAGAATGTTTTAAATAAAAATTTAAAGATTATAAAATGTATAATACATTAGTACAAAAAAAGATTAAAGTTAAACCAGTAGTAAGAGAAGGCGGTTTTCACGCAAAAGGAAATGATGGACATTTTATGTTCACTGGAACAGCAGCTAAGTTGTGTGTACCAGTAAGACCAAATGGAGTTTTAGTAGACCCATTAGAAGGAATGAAACCAGAAGCAATTGTAGAATTGGCAACAATGTTGGCGATGAAACCAGAAGATTTTAATGTTAACAAGAAAGAAAAAAACTTTTGGAAACATGAGTATGATGGACTGCAAGGAACATCGTATAAAAAAGGAGAAGAAGTGGCAGTAGATAAAAATGAAAAGACACTTGATTTATCTAATCCAATTGATTTCTTAGAATATAGAGTATTATTAGCTAATACAGAGTTTGTAGCTCCTACATTAGCAGAACAAAAAGAAAAAGGTTCTTATAGATTTGTCTTAGTAGACGAAGATGAAGAAGTAATTACAAGAGTAAAATCTTCTGATAAAAGAAAAGAAGCTACAAAAGCTCAACTTAGATTAGAAGAATCAGAAACAAGATTAAAAAATTTCTTAAGAGTATATGGAAGAACAGTTCCAGCTACAGCGAAGAAAGATTGGTTAGTTGCAGAAGTAGATAAAGTAGTTGAAGAAAACATGGATGGGTTCTTGACTATAGTAAAAGATCCTGATTATGAGAATAGATTATTTATTCTTGATGCAGTAAATGCAAAAGCCATTGTTAAAACAGGAACAGACGAATATAGTTTGCAGGGAGGTAAGAAAATGGGTAAAACTGGTTCAATGAAAGATGCAATAGCATTTATTAAAGATCCTAAAAATCAACCAGAAGTATTAACTATTAAAGCAAGATTAGACGCTAAAGAATAATGTCAAATCAGGAATTTTTAAATTCATTTTATTTACAAGCTGATGTAGTAGCCACTTTAAACACTAAAGGTTTTGAACCTGAAGAAATAACAAATATGGCTAATAGAGCAATGGAAGCTTTAATTATAAAAAAAGCTAGACCATTATCTAATGCAAATAAAGAAGGATTTGAAGAAACTGAAAAAAGAACACAAGAGTTAGGAGAATTAGTAAGATACAAAACTATTACAAGTTTTAATACTGGATTTTTTGAGAATGGAAAGTATGTTGTATTACCAAACACGTTATTAGATACTACTAATGCGGAGACAAGTAATCCAGCAGGAAGTACAAACTTTGATGATGTATACTGGTTAACTATTTATGAAGATGTTGTAACAAATGTATTAGATTGTTTTATAAAAGACAACACAAATATATATGAACACGCAACAGTAATAGAAGCAAATCATAATCAGATTGGGTATATGTTAATGGATCCATTTAATAAACCTAGTTCTAAACCTAATAATTTTAAAGTTCTTAGATTAAGATCTAGTGGAAGAAAACATGAATTAATAACTGATGGTAATTTCAATATAACAGCTTATAAAATAGGATATATTAAAAAACCAAAACCTATAGATTTAACTGGAACAGCTACTGATCAAGTATGTGAACTTTCAGATTTATTTCATAGAGAGTTATTAGATGAAACAGTAATTGTAGCACTGAAAGATACTACTAACATAGAACAATTAAAAACAGAACTAACAATAAATAAAGAATAATGGCAACATTAGATGCATATAAAGCTACAAAAAATTCAGCAGCTGCTATTAAAAATTCAAATGATTCAACTAATGCTGTAAGAGTTTTTGCAAAAGATTTTAATGCTTTAGTAGATAGAATGTCTATTCAAGTAGATGCTAATACTACTGAAACTGCAAAAATGGTTTTAGTAAGAAAAGGGCAAACAACTAGAACAGCTTCAGCTATTAATGCAACAGCAACAGCAACAGCAGCTCAAGTAGCAACAGGGTATATAACCTCAACTTCAGCAGCTGAAACAACTATTACTTTACCAACAGGTACTTTATTAGGAGCAGAATTAGGAGCTACAGCAGGAACAGTATTCGATCTAGTAATAGATAATACCGCAGGAGCATCAACAGTAACAATTGCAGTAGCAACAAATGGTATTCTTTCAGCAGCCGCAGCAGCAGTAGGAGCATCTTTTGGATTACTGACAGTACCAGCAGGAGTAACAGGAATGGCAGTATTTAGATTAATGTTTAGTTCTGCAACGGCTTTCTGTTTTACAAGAGTAGCATAATAAATTAAATTCAATCAATTATTAACATAAGAGTTATATCTTAGATAAAAAACAAAAACAAAATGATTACACAAAACGCAGCTACTAGAACATTAGTAGGAAAAAGAATCTCAAGAACTGCTTCATTAGCAGCTACACAAGTATCCCCAAGCTCAATTGCAGCAGGAGAAGTAGTAGTAACAGATGCAGCAGGTAAAATCTTGGATAGCACAACTGTACTTACTGCTAAAGAAATTGTAGTAGTACAAGGACAAGGTTCAACTAAACCTCTGATTAAATCAGATGTTATTAAATTAGGAAAAGTAGTTTCCTATAAAGGTAAAAAAGCAGCTGCTGCTGTAGAACAAGTATCTTATATTGGATACAATACTTCTACTGGTAGTATTGATGCTATTACATCTAATGTATACTTTGCACGTTTAGCTATGTTAAATGAACAAAATACTTTTGGTAATAGAACAATGTATCAAAACTTTAAGTATGAAACAGGGACTTCAACTTCTCAAAAAGCTGTAGCTCAAGGTTTATGGTTAGATGCAATTACAATGAGTAATGCAGAACAGATGTATAAATTTGACCGTGTATCTGATGGTACTAAAACAGCAATTTCTGCTGCTACATCAGGTACTAGTAAATCTATTATAGTAGTTGGTTCAGGTACACCTGCAATTACTGCTACAGTAGCTAAAGGTTCAAAAACTGTAACATTTACATTAGCATCAAGTACTGTTTCTTCTGTTAATTTTGCTGTAGGAGATATTATAGAAATTAGTGGTGTATCTTATATTATTGCATCTTTAGGAACTACTGGAGCAATTACTTACAGTATTACTTTAGATGGTAAATATCAAGGAGCATCTGGTACATTAGCAGCTTCAGCAAGCTCTTTAGTTAAATTTTGGAATACTTCTGATCCTACAAATTGGGGAGTTAGAGTAACAGGAGTAGCTAAAACCTATATTCCTGGAGTATTCCGATACTACAAAGTAAGATTTGGTTTACAGTTGAAAGACTTTGGAACAACTACTTTAACTGAGCCAGGAACTTCACCAGCAGTAGGTGCTTCTGAAGGGCAAGGTACAACTGAACAGATTCAAGATTTAGAATGGATGTCACAAGGTGTAGATGGAAAAATCTACAGGATTGATACACCTCCTGTAACAATGGTTGCAAATGCAGTATCTAATTTAGGTTCTGATGTAGGATTTGCTCAATTGATTATACAATTCTATGATAATGATCCACTACCAATTGGAGAAACAGCTAAGTCACCTAAAACATTAATAATTGCAGCTCCAGAATCTGCATTTAGCTCTAGCTCTGTAGGTACTAACTTTGATGGTGCAGCTACTTCAGTAGGTACTGTTTTAGATTATTTTATGTACAGAACTGCTAACGGAGCATTACCATCTGCTACAGATGATGGTACTCCTACAGGTACTTCAAATTGGTACAACGCTTAATAAGTAAAAACTAATAATAACAAGGGCTGGTTAATGTAAATTGGCCAGCCCTTTTTAATTAAATAAAATGGCATTAGAATTAAAATTCTGTATAACAGAAAATAATAACGGTAAACAAATTTCATTTAAAGAATTAACTGGTGATTATAATGCTTCTACAAATACTGGAGGATGGAATACACCAAATAATACTCTAGATACAAATATAAGTATAGCAACTTTAACTATAACTAGTCCTAAAGATGTTATTACAGAAATAGATATATTAGCAGAAGGATTTCCAACCTTAGATAATACACACGAATTAATTATTTTAAATACTGATTTAGGATATGCTAGTGATGAAAAACTAGATGATGGTGTATGGAAATTTCAAATAGATTACTATGATGATGATACATCAGAAACATTATCAGCTACAGTATATAAAATGTTTTTATGTCAAGCTGAATGTTGTGTTGCTAAAATGTTTGCAGCATTACCAGTAACAGAATGTAATTGTGATTCCTCAAAATTAGATAATGCGCTATTTGCAGATACAATGTTAACAGCATTAAAGTATGCAGCTAAAGCAGGTAATACAAGTAAGTTTACAAATTTATTAACATTAGTAAATAACCTATGTTCAGATAGTAACTGTGGCTGTGGTTGTTCATAATATAAAAACAAATGTGCGATAACAATTGCGATATAACAATACCTAAAGGAGATGATGGAGACATCGGTCCTCAAGGTTTACAAGGAATACAAGGAGAACAAGGAGACCCAGGAAATGATGGAGCAGACGGTGCAGATGGAAACGATGGTACAGATGCATTAAATTATTTTGGTACCTCAACAACAAGCATTAATTTAGCTACTTTAGTAACTACTGCTAGTTTAACTATATCACCAGTTGCTACTGCTTTTCAAGTAGGTAGTAGAATAAGAGTGGTTAATACAGCTAACCCTACTACTAAATATTTTGAAGGAATAGTAGCAACTAATAATACAGGAACAGGAGCTATTACAATAGTAGGTATTGATAATATAATTGGAGCAAGTTCTGGTACTACTACTTTTACAGCTTGGACTATTTCCTTAGCTGGAGAAAAAGGAACTAATACAGTATTACTTGTTCCTACAGGAGCTATAATGGATTATAGTTCAACTACATTACCAAATTCAACTAATTTTGGAGAATGGTTATTTTGTAATGGGCAAGCTATAAGTAGAACTACTTATGCTGCTTTATTTGCAATTATAGGAACTACATTTGGAATTGGAGATGGTTCTACTACATTTAATGTACCAGATACAAGAAAAAGAGTAAGAGTAGGTTATAATTCTGGTTCAGTATCTTCACCTACAAATGTAACAACAGGGTTAGAAGAAAACTATGGTGCATTAGGTAATACAGGAGGTGAAGTAGCGCATGACTTAACTGTAACTGAACTACCAACACATGTACACTCATTAGAAAATGGTGTAGATGGCTGCAGTTCAGCAATAACAAATACTGATGATTCTCCGTATAATCCATTAACAGCAGAAGGAGCAGGAACTGGTCTTGGAGGAGATGGTGCATTAACAGTAGAAACTTTTACAATAGAATCGGTAGCAGAATTAACAGGTAATACAGGCGATGGAAGTACTGATGGATTACAAGGTGATGCTCATGAAAATAGACAACCGTATATAGTATTAACTCAAATAATTAAAACATAATGTGTAATTGCGGATGTGATATAACAATACCTTTTGGACAAAAAGGAGATAAAGGCGATACTGGTAGCACAGGTCCTGCTGGTGCAACGGGGGCTACAGGAAGTACTGGAGCTACAGGGGCAACAGGTGCTACAGGTGCAGATGGAGAAAATGCATATGTGTATATAGCATACGCAGATAGTGATTTAGGAGCTGGATTTACTACAACTTTTGATCCATCTAAAGATTATATAGCAATATTATCAACTAACGTATTTATAGATACTCCAGATTTATCAGATTCAGATTTTACTGGATTATGGAAAATGTATAAAGGTCAAACAGGTGCAACTGGAGCTGTAGGTGCAACTGGAGCAACTGGCCCACAAGGTATTCAAGGTATTCAAGGAATAGCAGGTGCAGATGGCGCTGATGCTGCTGATGGTGCTGAATTAACTTATGGTACTTCAGACCCTATAACACCGGGAACTACAAATCCAGCTTTATATATAAATACAAATACTTATGATATTTGGTTATATACAAGTTCATGGACTAAAATTATACAAGGTTATAGTGATTGGATTACTGTAAATACAGAGTATAATACAGCTCAAGGATGGCAAGAAAATTCAAGCTTTCCTTTAATGTATAGATTAGAAGGAAAAAACGTTAGAATAAAAGGTAAATCAAGTAATACTACACCTGCGGGTATAGTAGCCTCACAAACAATTTTTACTTTACCTTCTGGTTATAGACCTGATACTTCTATTTATAAATTAGGAGCAGATTTAACTGGAACAGTTGCTGCAGTAACTGTAGAAATTACAACTCTAGGTTTAGTAAAAGCAAGAGGTGATATACAATCATTTGATTCAGAAGATAGTTATTTAGATTTTACATTTCCAATAGCATAAAAATGATATTAACTAGTAAAAATGACCATGAAAATTTATTTAAAAATTTAATGGTTTGTATAGCAGATAAAGGAGATAAAATAGCAAAAAAAGCAATTTATGGTTCTGATTATAATACTAAAGAATTATTTCTGTTAACAACATTAGCAGATATATTATGTAAATTTAATTATGATGAACCAGATGATAATTGTTTAACTCAAGAACAAGTAGAATTGCTATGGGATTACATAGCAACAAAATGTAAATTATGTAATTGTTAAAAATTAAAATAAAATGACAAGTTTTCAAGATATAAAACAAACAAAGAAAATATTAGGAAGAAACTATGCAGGATTAATTTGTATAGGAAAAGAAATATTAGAAATAACAGATGCAGCAGCTGTGGGTTTTGCATCTATTCCAAAAAATGGAGTAGTTAGTGTAGAATTTGTAGTAGATGGTGCAGGTGGATTAGCATCTCAAGCTAGAGCTATTAGAATGTGGCAAGATGGTAGTACTCCTACAGCTACACAAGGATATATATTAGGAGATTTAGATTCATATGAAATTACTAATATAGAGAATATACAAAAAGCTAAATTCATAGGAATAGATGCTTCTAAAACACATTCATTACATGTACTTTATTTTGGTGAAAAACAATAATTAAAATGGGAAAAAGTTTAGTAAGAAATAAATTAATAGGAAAAGCATCCACTTCATCTGGAAGTACTCCAGGTACAATTGTAGAATCTGTACAAGGAGGTATAAGTATATCTGTAGATAGTACAGATCCAGCTAATCCAATTGTAAATTTAGACAATGATGATCCAATATTAGTAAATATATTACAGGATGATGGATCAGGAATAATTATAACATCTACAACAACTAATGGTCTTGGTAGATCTATGGATCTTCAAGCACCAAATGGAATTCTTGGTTTAGGAGATCCAGATGTTTTAAATCTTGGAACAAGAATAATGATAAATGATATAACAGAAGAAATATCTTATATTGGAAATAAGCATTTATTTGAAGGTGCAATTGATTCTCAAAGTGGCTATTTAATAAATTCTACAGATTATAATGATGGGCTTTTGTTTGTTGATGGTGATGTAGGTCAGGTTTATTTAGGTGATTTTGCTGGAGGTGTAAATAATACATTTATTCAACTTGATGATACTCTTGAAACAATAACATATAATGCTTCTGAAGGTCATATATTTAATAATATAATTCAAGTATCAGCAATAAGAGATAATATCTCTTTAGCAAATTTAGATTTATTAGGTCGTCAATTATTTGGTGGTGGAAATGTGATAGCTAGATGGGATGATCAATATAATGTAGCAGCTTTAGAAGCAAATAATTATTTAATGCATAATAATGGATATATATATTGGGGAAATCAAAATACAGATGGTGATTGGAGAATTTATATAAATGGTGGAGGTCAAATAATATTTGAAAGAAGAGATTCTGGTGTTTGGACAAATCAAGGTTCATTTGGATAAGAAATAACTTAATTAAATTATAAATAACAAATAAATACAAAAACAAAATAATGAAAAAGCTTTTTACAATTCTACTCAGTTTAATTTTATCAATTAATGCAATTGCACAATGTACGGGTACACAAAGTACAGGAACACATAATGATTGTTTTATTAATACTTCACAACAAGCAAATATTAATAGATTAAATGTTGATAGTATTATTGCTGCTAAATGGTCAGTAAATGCTTTATTAAGTGGTTCAGGTAGTGCTTTTCTTGAATATTCTACTAATAGTGGTTCTTCTTGGATTACTGTAAATCAAGTAGGTAAATCATTAAATTTATTAACTATTGCTGGATCTGATGATATGAATTTAACAGGTATGATTCCTGCTAATGCTTTAGTTAGAATAAGAACTACTTCTAGCAATATGACAATTACTTATACAAGAGGACAAGAAATATTATACTAATGGAATTAGAAAAACAATTTAAACTTATTGATCAAGTATGTTCCCTATTTAAAGGAACAAGAGAAGAGCATGTAAAAATACAAAATGCTTTAATAGCTATTGAAAAAGAACTTTTTAAAGAAGAAAAAAAAGATGTCAAAACATAAATTAGATTATTCAACAAATAGTGAAAAAACTATTTTAAAAAATAATAAAAGTACTACAATAAATAATAATACACAAGTGAAAATAAAAGCCCAACCAGTTAGCGTAATAACACCTCCACCAGTTTACAAAGCATATTATGTAACTGATTTTGATACTATGTGCGGTAATGCTACAGAAGAAAATAGATTTTTAACATGGTGCCAATCGCAAGGTATAAACTCATTATATTTTTATAATCTTAATACTGTAATAGCTTCTAGCTATACAGCATTTACTGCATTTAAAGATAAAGCAATAACATATGGAATTCTTCCAAATAGATTCTTTGGGTTTAGAAGTTCTCAAAATTCATTAATAGGATCAGGATTTAGTTCTAATAAAAGCTACAATATAGCTAACTCATCTAAAAAAATTAACTATTCTTTTGAAGATGAATTTTGGAATTATGATACTGGAACTGGAACACCTCCAGGTGAAGATGCAAAAGGTAATTTAGTATATACAGAATGGATTAAAGTAATGCAAGCTGTACAAACATATGCTAAATCTACAGGAATGTCTAATGACTTTTATATGGGGAAAGTTAGAGATTTAGTCCAAGGTACAGCACAAACTACTATAGCTGATGGATTAGTTGCTTTTACAGATAGAATATATTTAGATTGGTATGTTGAAACAGCAGTATTTGAAGGTTCTGGAGGAGGGTTAAATAGATTTTTAAAACAAGCAAATTGGTTAGGTGATGCTGCTAAAAGAGCTGGTAAAATAATTACCATTATCCCTATATTTGCAGGTGGAGGTACCTCTGATTTTATGAAAGTATATTTTCAAACACACACTATGCAACAAGCAGCAGATAGAGCTAAAAGTTTATTTAATGCAGCAACTACATTTAAAAATGATGCTAATGTAACAGTACCATTTACAGGTAAAGCAAATATAAAATTTGAAGGATTTAACGGATATAGAATTTATGTATAAATATTTATTAATATTATTATTTTTAACAAGTTGTGTAGCTAGATATGGTATAAAACAAAAACATATACATGCTCCTATACCAAAACATAAATATGAGTATTACAAGGCTACTTAAAAAAACTGACTTTTATTTAACTATAATAGTACTATATTTAATGTTTGGAATGTTTCACAATTCTTATATTCATTTTGAAGAATTTAGATATTGGAATTGGGATATGCAACTTGCAGGTGGTTTATTATTATGTGTTACAGGATGGAAAGCTTATAGACTATTTTTATTAAAAAACAAAATTATTTTATGATTCATTTAGCACCAACAGATTTACTAACAGGAGAACCAAAAGTAGATGCTATGATTACAGCAGGAATTAGTGGAATACTATGTATAATAGCATTGTATATTCCAACTGTTACAATATTAACAATACATTGGCAAATAATATTTCAAAATTTAGCTATAGCTTTTTCAATAGTAGCTTCTATATTATCTGTCAATAAAAGTACTAAATTTGTAGAAAGATTTACAAAATGGTTAAAATCAAAGAGAAAATAAATTGGGCTAAAACAATGTGGGCCTTAGCTGGATTATGCGTAGTACTACATTTTACAGTTGATTTTTATAATGGAGTAGAATCTGCATATATAGAAAAAGAATATAAGGCTATAAAAAAAGATTACGACAGAATGTCAGAAGCTGAAACTTTATATCTACTTTCTTGGAAAAAAGAAATAAGAACTAATGATAGTTTAAGACAATATATTAAAGATAGTAATCATAAAAAAGATAGTTTAAAACTAATTATTAAAGAATTAAGAAAATGAAAGATAAAATATATCTAAGCATTATATCGGTATTACTTTTATTAGGCGCAATTTATTGGATTTTCACAGATACTACAATATCAAAAAAAAACGATGAAATTAAAAAACTACAATTTCTTCAAAAAGAAATTGAATATCGTATATTAGATAAGCAAGTAAAACTTATAGATAACATGTTTGAAATAGAACAATATAAAAAAACTATTGACTCAGTATTAAATATATTAAATAATAAACCAGAACTAAATGAAATTAAAATTACTAGGCGTATTAATGATATTCCTCTTGATAGTATCGGAGTTGAAAGCGAAAGATACTACCAATCTCATAAAAATGACTGATAAATATACTCTTGAAATACCTACTTATAAACAGAAGGTTATTTTAAGAGGAGCTTTATTATCTGATGTATATAAAACAAGAAATGCTGTTAGTTTAATAGTTATAAAAGAACAAGCAAAAGTTATTGGTAAATTAGAAGAAAATGCTGTAGTTTATAGAGATATTATAGATGATAAAGATAGTATAATAGATTTAAAGAATAAAGAGATAGACATCTTAACTTTAGATAATAAACAATTAAAAAAAATAAATAACAAGCTTAAAATTAAATTTAGTATTGTAATTGGAATAGCTGTAATAGGTCCTTTTATAAAACCTACATATGACTATATTATAAGAAAATGAAAATACCAGAAAATATAAAAAAAACAGCAATAGAGTTATTTAAAACATTATCTAATGAAAACAGCTTTTTCAGTTCTAAAAGAATTGAAAGAATGTTTTTAATGGGTTCTGTATTTATAGTAGTATTAGGTACTTTTATATATGAAATAGTAAATAAAACATTAACAGCAACAGAAGCTTGCATTCTAATAGTTCCATTATTAGGAGCAGCCGGATATTCTTCATTTAGAACATACACAGATAAAAAACTAGAAAATAATACTAATGGTGACATCACAACTAGCACAACTTAAATACGGAAATCCTGAATTAGAAGCCCATATGATTTTATGGGATGTTCCTACAGAATTAGAGATAGGAGTTATACCTAAGAAACTATATTGTAATAAAGATATGGTTATTCCCTTATCTAAAGCTTTTAAAAACTTAATAGATAGAAAGCTAATCAATGAATTAAAGACTTTTGATGGTTGTTTTAATATCAGAAAAAAAAGAGGTTTAAATACCCCTAGTTTACATAGTTGGGGTATAGCAATTGATGTTAATGCCTCTTGGAATCAACTTAATCAAAAACCTACATTAACTCCTGAATTTATTAAATGTTTTACTGATGCAGGGTTTGATTGGGGTGGAAATTGGACCAGATCAGATGGTATGCATTTCCAGTTAGCTAAAATCTAATTTAAATTATTATTAGGAAATCTAAAAATTTATCCTTATCTTTGAAGCTGGCAAATGTCCAGCTTTTAACATTTTAAAAATGAATCCAACAAAACAAGAAATAGCTTTTAGTTTGTTTCACACTATAAGACCAAGATTAGCTAACTCAGAAGTTATCTCATTAGATAACATAAAGTTTGATATAGATAATGTCCGTGAGCTCTTAATAAGAAATGAACAAAATAAAAATAGAACTGTAGATACTAATATTATACAAGACTTAGGTTGCGTAGAATTAGAAGCAATAGATAGAGCAGAATGTTGTGATATAGAATTAGGTTGTACTTTTTTAAGAAGTAAATTACAATTACCAACACCTATCGAGCTTCATCATTCCCAATTAATTACTAGAGTGGGTCCTATAGATAAAATAGCTCCACCATTTGACAGAGTATCTTATGATAGTGTGCATTTAGCTTTCCTAAACAAATTTACTAAAAATAAACCAAAATGGTTTACAAAAGATAATGATAATTATCTTTATGTAGTTTTGGATAAAGATGCTAAAAATAAATTTATTAAATCTGTAAATGTAGCAGGAGTATGGTCAGATCCAGAAACTGTAAGAAATTTTAGAACTTGTGAAGGTAAACCATGTTATACAGATAATTCTTCATATCCAGTAAAAGCTTGGATGGTAAATTATATTAAAACATACATATTAGAGAAATATCTTGGTAGAGAAGCAGTTGCTGCAATGGATGATTCAGGAGACTTTAAAAATAATCCAGTACAAATAAATGAAAAGAGGTAAGAATAAAATACAAGTTGACTATAGTTCACCTGAGATTTATCAAAGCTATTGTGAATCTTTAATTGATAAAGAAGGAATTTATAAAGTAAGTAAAACGGTATTTACTAAAGTTCTAAAAGAAGCTAATATGGCTTTATTAGAATTAATGATGTTATATAACTTTGAGTTTAAAATACCATGTAGACTTGGTACTATGAGCTTAAGAAAAAAGAAAGTCCAGTATAAATTAAAAGAAGATGGGACATTAGATACAAAAGGATTATCTGTTAATTATAAATTAACAAATGAACTTTGGAATAATGATCCTGAAGCAAAGAAAAATAGAGTGAAAATCTACCATACAAATGAACATTATGATGGTTATAAAGTAAACTTTTATTGGAGTAAGAAAAATTCTCTATGTAAAGGATTAAGTATTGTTCAATTTAAATCAAGTAGATACGCTAAAAGAAAACTAAATAATTATTTAAAAGATACTAACTTAAGTTTGGAATTTTACGAAAGACCTACTTACACTAAAAGAATAAAAGATGCTACCTAAATATGTAAGCTCACAAGAAATAGTAAGAAATGTTTTTAGAAACAATAAATATTCCGCTTTAGAATTTAGTTGGACAGACGGAATAGAATGGGCAGCAGAAGCTTTGGATCTTATTGGAGCTAAGCTTTCTTACCAACCTAAACTAGCTGCAATAACAATTGATAATTTTAGAGGAGAACTACCATGTGACCTACACAATATTACTCAAGTTGCTGGACTAACTCCAGGATGTGTACAATTTCAAATGAAAAGTTCTACTGATAATTTTCATCCTGTGTTTACTAATACTACTTGTACTACAAATACAGTTAACTCAGTAGATTATGTAGCTCCAATAACAACTGATGAAAATGGAAATCCAGCTTTTAATTTTAATAGTGGAGGTTCTTTTACTGTTAGTAAACAATTAATTGGAGGAACTAGTAATTGTGTAGATGCTACATATACTGTTAATGATAATTATATTTTTACTTCTTTTAAAGATACTAATAAAGTATTAATTTCTTATAATGCTTTTCCAGTAGATAAAGATGGTTTCCCATTGATACCAGATAATATTAAATTTAAAAAAGCCGTTGAAGCATATATAACTATGAGAGTAGATTTTATATTATGGAGACAAAATGATTTAGATGAAAGAGTATACAATCATTCAGAAAAAGAATGGTTATGGTATGTAGGAGCAGCATCAACAGCCGGAGTATTACCAAATGTAGATACTATGGAATCAATAAAAGATATGACATTAAGACTTATTCCTAGAATTAATAAACACGCAGAAGGATTTAAGTTTCTAAATTCACAAGAAAAAAGAATTAAATAATGCAAAAGAAAGCTCTACAAGAATTTTCTGGTGGAATGACGCAAGACAAATCTAAAACAGCAGATTGGTCTAAAAATTATTATTCTGCTAATAATATAAGAATAGTATCTAATGAAGGATTATCAACAGGCTCAATAGAAACTATTAAAGGAACTAGATTAGAATTTAAGTTACCTACTTCAATTGCAACTGCAAGTTATACGTTAAACAACGGTGAATTAGAAACAGTAATTGGGAATAATAGTGAAAATATTATTGCAGGATTAGTTATAAATGATGACATAATTGTAATATCTAATGGTATAAATGATAATATACAGAATACATCAGCAACATCAGTTTGGAAATGTAAATATGATGTACAAACAGATAAAATATTAGATTTAAAAGCTAATGGTGAATTAGATATTACTAAACATCTAATTTACAGAAGAACATTAGATATGTATACACCTCATAATAATCCTAAAGTAATAGGTAGATATGAGACAAATGAGATACAAAGAATTTATTGGACTGACTCTGATAAACAAATGAGAGTTATTAATACTAACTTACCTTTTTATATAGATCCATCCACAGGTTTATTAGTTAATGAAATGCAAAAAATTGCAGGAAACTTAACTTATTTAGCCCCCAATGTAGAATTTAGTATACCTCAATTAGCTGAAATATCACAAGGTAATTTACCTAAAGGTTCTATACAATATGCCTATAGATTAATAAATTCTGAAGGAGGTATAACTAGATTTAGCCCTCAAACAGGATTAATTGATTTAGCTAAAGGAGAAGTTAGTGGTAATTACAATGAATACCCATTAGTAGAAGAAGATTTTTTTAAAGGAGATTCAGAAGAATTTAAAGAAAATAAAGATAGAATAAAACACGAAAGTAATAAATCAGTAAGAATAAAAATAGATAATATAGATACAAAGTATGACTATGTACAACTTTGTTATACTATTTTCAGGGATAAAGGACAAGCAGAAATATTTATACTTCCAGAACAAAGAATAAACAGTAATGTATTTGAATATACACATTCAGGTAATGAAGGAACAGAAGTTAAAATTACAAGAGATGAATTTATTGCTCTTAGCAACCCTTTTGAATTATCTGAAACTATAGAAACAAAAGATAATATTCTTTTTGCAGCTAATACAACTACTCCTAAATTTGAAATAGCTTTAGATACTAGAGCTTATAGATTTGATAAATATTCCAAAGCAAGACTTTATGAAAAACAAGATTATAGTGATACTCCATTAACATTAAATGGTAATAACTTACCAAATACTCCTGTAACAGGATTAAATGATTGGGGAATAGACGAAACTTTAAACCTTATAAATCCATTTAATGATGAAGCTATAACTACTGCAACTACTCCATTAGACTGGAAAACAGATTGTCAGTATAAATATCAAGCAGATGGAAAAACTTTTGGTGGAGAGGGCCCTAATGTAAAATATAGGTTTACTTTAAATTCAGAAAAAGCAGGTACTCCAGAAGAATTAATTGCAGATAATACTACTATTGTACCAGTATCAAAACCTTTTTTAAGTTCTCCTAAGCATGAATTAACAGATGTATTGCAATTAGAAGGACAAGGAACTCAAACTGGTAATTTATATAATATTGGTGGAAGTTTTAAAGATTTAAAATCACCATACAAAGCAAATTTATTAACAGGATATGCAAGAGGAGAAGTCTATAGATTTGCAATAGTATTCATAGACAACAAAGGAAATGAATCCTTTGCTAAATGGATTGGAGATATTAAGTTTCCAGAATTTACTGATTTACAAAATAACTACCCAGAGTTTGATTTAAGTTCTTTTGATGGAGTTAATATGAAATTATATCCATTAGGAATAGAATTTACAGTTACAATACCAGAAGAAATAAAAGAACAAATATCTGGATTTAAAATAGTAAGAGTAGAAAGAACAGATGCTTGGAAAACTAGATTAGGTACAGGAGTTACTGGAAGTTTTGGAACTTTTTTAAGCGGAGATATTTGGGAAGTATTACTTGCTAATTTACAAGATTGTATTTATATTGCTTATGACGTTATTTTAAAATCAACTTACTTTGCTACTATATCTGGAGCACTTGTTGCTGGAGCTGTAAGTAATATATATAATACTATTCATAATACCTTAATAGCAGAATTCAATACTAGAGATAGAGCTAAGGGATTAACACATGAAACATTAAAGAGAATTATTGTAAATGCAATAGAAGCTATAAAAGTACCATTAACAAATTCATCTTTATTTTCAAGTAGTTTAGCTGAAAAAGCAGCAGATATTATAATGGAAATTATGGGAGATTCTCTAGATTTCTTTGTAGCTGGTATAGATAGTAAAGTTAAATATTTAGATGATTGGTATAGTTATACTAATTCAGTAGCTTCTGAACACAATACTACTGTAGGTAAACCAAAAGGAATAGCCGGTAATAATATAGGTTATATTATTAGTCCTATTATATCTTTTGATAAATATGAATATAAATATAATGATTATATTAAAGTAATAAAAGAATATAAAGAAGGACATAAACTAGTAAGAGAGTATCATGTAGATCCTACTACAGGTTTATTTGTTAGAACTGAATCTAGAGCTACATATAAAAAATGGTATTATGGAACTTTATTAAATCCAGGCTCAGATCCTTTAAATAAAGGATACAAAAGAATTATAAAAGAACAAAATAAAATGGAAGTTGGAGAAATTATCAGGAGTGCCAATAGTACTTCTTTAGATGATTTTTCTTATGTTAATGCTCATTTAGGATATATAGAACGCTATAAACATTCTTATTCTACTAATATAATTCAACAAGCTATAAAAACATTAGGTATAGGAGATAGAAAACATTTTATAGTCTTACAAAATAATATGCCTGATACAAATGAAAATTTTGTATATCAAGAAAGTGATTATAATCATGTACACACTAGAGTAATAGATGTAGCAGGTAATTTCTTAGTTTCTTATAATAGAGATATTAAACATCAATATGGAGGAAATACTTATTCAGAAAGAAGTAATTCAGTTTATATAGATTGTGGGCATTATATTAAACTTTCAAATGCTGGAACATTTGTATGTAAAATATATGGTGGTGATACTACTGTAGCTTTATTTGATGCTGTTAATTATGGATATTATTTTGATAAAAAACCAGGATATCAAAAGCCAAAAAGAGCTAAAAAAGCAATGGCTGAAATTTTTCCTTGTGAAGTTCCTTTTAATATAAATTTAAGAGATGGACATCATTTTGCTAAATCTCAAGATAAAGATTCATTAGATGAAGAATCTAGAAATTCTAAAAGACAAAGAAGAAAAGAGGCTAAAGAATACAAGAAATCAGGAATATTGCCTGATAAAATAGCAGAACTTGTAGGTAAAAAGAGATTTGTTCACGATCAATTTATTTTAGATGATGTATATGAACAAGAAAACAATATAAGACATTATATACCTAAACCATTAATAAATAATTTTGATAAACAAAATAAAACAAGAGTATGGAAATCTAAATCTAAAATAGACGGAGAATTATTTGATTCTTGGAGACAATTTCCATTTTTAGATTTTATAGATGTAGAAGGAAATCAAGGAGAAATAAAAGATTTACAAGTTTTAAATAATAAGCTATTAGCATATCAAACTAGAGGTATATGTGTTATTGCTACCAACGAAAGAGAAGTAACTTCTGGAATAAATGGTAATCCTACTACTTTAGGAACTGTAGGATATTTATCAAGATATGATTATATAACTAAAAATACAGGTGTACAATTTAGGTTTGCTACTTGTAGAACACCTAATGCTATCTACCATTTGGATACATTTTTAAAAAGAATAGTTAGATTAGCAGACAAAGATGGATTAGAAGATATTACTTTCTTAGAGGGTATGTCAAGTTATTTAGAAACTTCTTTATCTCCTACAATTAGTATATTCCCAACAGGAGTTATTACAGGTTATAATCCAAAATTATCTACAGTTTATTTTGTAATAAATTCTGATACAGAACCATTAATAGATGGCAATAAATTCTTTTGTTTAATATATAATGAAAAAACACAATCTTTTGAAAGTTTTATGACTAAACAGCCTTTAGTAATGTTTAATGATACAGAACATTTATTTAGTGTAGGTAGAAATCATCCTAAATCAATTTGGGAACATAATAAAGGAGAATACGGTAAGATATATAATTCTTATGAAGATTCTTCCATTAAAATGCTTTTAAATGATAATCCTTTATTGACTAAAGAGTTTAATAACTTAGTCTTAGATACTGAATGCAAAGATACTAACGGAGTAGAATTGCATGAAACTATCAATAAACTTAAAGTATCCTCTGATTATTTAGATTCAGATGAAGTTACTTTAATACCTGATAATAATATACGTAGAAAATTTAGAAATTGGACTTGTTTAATACCTCGTTCAAATGCTGTAAGTGCATATACTTCATTCAAAACCAGAATGTTAGACAAGAACCTTATGCTTACTTTAAAGTACACAAACAACAATAACAAAAAGCTTATTATTCACCCTATTATTTACGAATATCAAGCAAAAGATTTAGTAAATAACAATACTCCTAATTAAAAATATTATTAGGAAA